TCATTAAATTGTTTCTCAGGTCTGAAATGATTTTCTACAATTCTACGATCCGTAGGATTATCTGATTTATTATCACGATATAAGACTAAAGGATATTGTATAGAAGCTTCTAGTCCTTCCAACACAGTGATAAATCCTTGTTCCATCAAAGCATCTTGATGGAAGTCAATCATAACACTTGGTCCTTTCCACATAGCAGTACGGCCAATCCATCTTACCATGTTGTGTTGTTGTTCTTCGATAGGACGCCAGTACTTTGCACGGTGTCCATCATAATCAAAGCCAAGTCCCATCTTTGTAAGTGGAGTTTCAATTTTATTTTTTCTCATAAACTTACAGAAATCATTTTCCATACTATGAGTCATAATCACATCTACATTTTCGCATACTTCTTTTAAGTTGGCATTACGTGCAATGGATGCTGCTTTATGATCTACATTAATAAACGCTTTACGAATATTAATATGTTTAAGAAACGGGATAAAGTTATCTTGACATTCCTGAGGATGACTCTTTGAAGGTACTGAATATATGATACACAAATCAAAATATTCATTAATCCAATTGGCATTTATCTCCCATTCATTTGCCATTGAGAATTCTTTTTGCCTTATATCTAATCCTTTAGCTCTACCCCATTTTTTATCAGTAGCAGATAAGATATGAGCACCTGTTACTTTTTGCATTTGTATTGCACACTGTGTAACACCGCAGCCTTCTGTACCGCGACCAAGGACAATTGCAATTCTAGTCATTAATAAATTCCTTACATTCAATTAAAACATTATGTACGTATTTATGATCGTTTAACTTACGATTTCTAGGGGAAGGATGTGGTAAGACAAAGTGATCTTCGAAACCAAGACGCTTCAAATAGCTCGATACCATTGAACCCCATACAACTATCTTATCATAGTTTTTAAGACTTGTACATAATAAAGTGTGATCAAAAGTCTTAAATTTAAAATCCCATTCAGGATCAAATGATAAGTTAGTGAAGGAGACATGCATGAGGTCCAGTTGATCTAACCAGCTATGAAATCTTTTGTACGCAGATCCCTTTGCCTTACTCACTGCTACCTTTGAAGGATTCATTCCAACAAAGATAATTCTAGACCGAAACGAATTCATATTCAATTCCAGCTTCTTCAAACATAGCTGAAGTTAAAGCAAATGATTCAACCCAATGCTCAGGTATTTCCTGATTAGGCATAATCACACGTTTAACACCAACTTGAATTACGCCTTTAGCGCAATCAGAACAAACAGGTAAACCCCACACGTATAATGTAGATCCATCAAGTGATACACCATTATATGTAGCGTTGTATATTACATTCTGTTCTGCATGAACAACATACCTGTACTTAATTTTCTTTACAGCGTATCTATTCAAATCATCTTTTATACCACGAGGAAAGCCATTGTATCCTTGAGCAAGTACCTGCCCTTTCTTTCCTATAGCAACTGCACCAATCTTAGATGACGGGTCCTTTGACCAAGTGCTTACTTCCTTTGCTAATCCTAGGTATCTTATATCCCATTTACTTGACAAGGTGAAAGTGCCTTTCATATACGTGCAAGTTTTGTACTTGCCACATAATCATACCGGGTTGAAGTCCTTCATAGCTATGAGCATGTCGATCAATTCTGTTGATATTGTCACATAGCAAATGAAGTACATGCATTTGCCAAGCATAATCATTCTTATAACCAAACACTACATCATTCGAACGCATTTGAACTACAGCGTTAAGTACATCATCACGAATGTAATAGCTCACAGCGTTTGTACATATGAAATCATTCTTTTCGTTTTCATTGTATTCTAGCCAGACAGAAGGACGATTGTATACCATTGTAGCTCTACGTCCATCAGGATTTTCAATTAACTCATCAAGAACATGACCATACTGTTGGTAATACTTTTCAGACCAGATAAGATGACCATAGTTTGAATTAATTTCACCATGTTTATTTGCTGCGTATTGCCAAGCTTGTGGAACACTTTCACCAATATCATTTACATTTGTAGATTGACTTTCATACCAATCTAATTCTTCTTGAATATAATCGTAGTTTGGTTTACCAAAGATAGCAGGCTCATCTGCAACAAACGATGCACCAATCAATTCAATAGTCTTTTGACCAGTCTTATCGATTGTGAATGCTTCATCGTTTAATTCACCGATAAAGAACTGGCGAATATCATGTACACTATGTAGTTTCATTTTTTACTCGCTTTGGACGATTCAGAAAGTCACGATCAGGATCTTGGCCATCAATACCATTATTCATATATGCAGCAAAGAATGAAGCATAGTTAATAATATCAATGCATGAATCTTCGAGGCTTTCAAAGTTTGGTTCGTAATTTGGATCAGATTCCATAGCTTCTAATACTGACTGCATACGTAATACTTTTGCATACATTGTATCAAGAAGAGTTGAACAACCTCTTGGGTAATACATTGCTTGTTGTATTCTAGAGCTTGGGTTCTGGTAATCATTACCTTTTTTGTTTTGTACTTCTGCAGCTCGCTGCAGGATCTTAAGTGATTCTTTACTCATGTTGTCTCCTTATGCAATAATTATACCACGTTTTCTGAATCTTGTAAACCAGCTTTGTAGTCAATAGTTTCCATATACACAAAATCAATCTTCATATCAATACGCATATCAATAGCTTTTTCAATTCTAGGTAAATAGTGATTGAACCATTTCTTCTGTGCTGCTGGCGTAGGATGGTACATTACAACTACAGCTTTCTTTTTATTTGGAAATAGTATAGAATCTTCTAGTAAATGATCCAAACGCCAACCACCCGATGAGCCAGTGACAGCAATCGTATCTTTATCTCTATATTGTTCAGCTCTAAAATCTAATTCTTTCTTGTAACGTCCATTTGTCCAGTTAATCCAAACTGCTCCAGGCGGAAGAGCAATTTTAGTATCAATTTGTGTTTGTGCAGTTTTGATAACACCATTAGCAGCTTTTTTAGTAAAGCCCCAGCTCAAGAGCTCTTGAACATTCTGTTCAGAATTAATTCCTAAACCTTCTTCATAACTTTTTAAAATAAACTTAACACCATCATCTTTATTTACAGCTAAAGCAGGCTTATCGGGTAAAGGATTCAAACGATGAGCAAGAGCTGTTAATTCAAGAAGAGTGAATGATTTCCAAGCGTCTTTTGGAATAAATTGTACATTAATATACTTAGCTCTTTTTGAATCAATGATTGCACTAATTCGATGATTGCCATCCAAAACTAAATGTAATCCTTTACCTTTATAATCTTGTAAAACATTTACAGGAACAAAACTTGTAGTGTCACCATTTGCATCATCAATCTTTTCTTTTATGTGATTTAAATGCTTAGAGTCAATCGCATTAAATCGTGCTTGAAATTTATCATATTCAGCTACTAAATTTTTTTCTATTAGTTGAACGTCAAACGATTGATTCACAATCTGTCGTTGTAATTCATCAAGTGAAGGTTTTATAAAACCCTTTAAAGCTTTTCCACCACCATTAGTCTTATTATAATATTGTGGATTATTCATTGCATCAACTTCAAGTAGCATTTTTCTCTCCAGTGCTATCATATCTTGTGTAGTTCCGTATTCAATTATTTCGCGTTCCATATGACCTTTAGCGAAAGCTTCTTGCATTTCTTCAGATGTGGCTGAAGTGACATATCCATCATATATACTACCAGTATGATAACCGAGGTACTTCTTACCATCGACTATATTGGTAAATCTATATACAAAAGCTTCATAAGTCATGGGTTGTAGTCTCGAATGTACACGTCCCAATGAGTTGCATTTTCTTTTGGCGTATCTTTTGCCCAACGATGTAAACGTGGACCACGTGGTCTGCACCATACACCTTGTGTAGGACGATCACGATTAATATCAAAGTATGGGGATTTGCGATAGTTCTTGATGAAACTGTTGCGATAAGCAAGTAGTTCTTTAAGTCCAGCAATAGCAGGATCATCAAGAGTTTTAACCGTAAAACGATAATTTTCGGATGTACGATTTTTATAAGTTACATAAGCCATTATGATGCCTCCAGTAACTTTTCAAATTCTATTTCATTTGCTTTTTCTTCACGCTCAACATTCTTTTCAAGATCTTCACAAATATCGAGCAACTCAATAATTATTTGAGTACGGGCCATTTGTTGGTTGAATGCTCTGCGAGCGAGACTAGACAATTTCTTTTTCATTGTCATTGCGTCTTGTATATCTCTAACTATAATCATAGTATCTCCTTCATTTATAGATACTATTCTACCACAGTTAAAACCAAATGTAAACCTTTTTGTTTTGTTTGAAAACAACTACTTAGAATTTTGTTAAGAATTGTGCTATTCTTCCTACAAACGGTAGTAGCATAAGTGCCATCATAAGGTTCATACCAGTATGTGCCATAGCTATTCGTAAGGTATCACCTTTTGGCATGCCATCAGATACAAAGATACCGGCTAACCATATGGTTCCAGTAGTTCCAATGTTAGCTCCTAACACAGCAGCAACTGCGGCTGGTAGTGGTAAGGCGCCTGAAGCAACTAACGCAATAATTGCAGTAGTTGATAATGAAGACGATTGCCACAAGAGTGTCATTACTATTCCACCAATAAACATGTATATCGGATTACCTAAAAAGAATTGTAGGTGGTCCATGTTACCCATTGACTTCATACCACCTGAGAATGTTTTAAGTCCAATGTAAAATATTACTAAGCCAACTAAAGCAGTTATTACGGGATTTCCTAGATCCATTTTCTTCACCTTCTTCCAAAGTTTTTTATTGGACATATTACAAACCTTTATCTAATTCTCCATGATTATCTTCATGGTTCGGTCCTACCCATCCATCGGGTTTTAAGAGATCAGGCAAACCAAACGGATTAGGACGTCCTGGCTTTACGCCAAC